TATTTTGTCAAAGATGTAATCATCACACGTGCAGCGACCCCAGCATGAGGTGCAAAAGTCGTCATCTTCAATGGGTGTGTCATCCATGATGTATTCTATGTTTGTAGAATTTTTCTCGACTTTAATGTCCATTGTGTGGTCTGAGCAATTTATTTCTTGTATTTGGTATTGCCAAAGGTAATCTCTTTTGTTTTCCTCAACTTTGTAGTCATCATCAAAGGAGTTTAAGATTTTACAAATAAATTGTCGAATGTCCATGAAAAGACCAGGTGCGTTTTGCCAAGCTTTAAGATGCTTAAAAGCCTGACTGATAGTTTGCGTTCGCTCTGATCTCTGTGTAGCGCCGATGATGAATATGCTTATGGTAATGTCATGGTAGTCATCAGGACTACAATTCCATCTATCTGCGTAGACGACTGATCCTATTCTTATTTCTCTTAAGAGGCCGGATGCAACGGCGGCAAACTCAACATATTTGTACGATTCGTCAGCTTGCCTCACTGAGTAAGTCATTAGCTGATTAACCACATGCTGTGGTACGAGATGGTGTTTGAGTTTACTTTGTTGTGTTGCAAAGCGGTCGTGAGCTGCATTTAGCAGGCTGGGCACGAGATAAAATTTATCTGCTATTCGGTCCAACGGTAAGCTCATGTAAATATCTCCAGTGAAGGCGGCTATCTTAGTTAAATTAATAATGTATAGCGGTCCTAATCTGTGGGTATTTTCACGAATTATTCTGTGGTTACCGTAAGTTATAGAAGTAAATTTAGCCCACGTGCGCCAGTTTTTAGCATTGTGCAAGTAAGGTATTGAGTTATCCATCATGGAAAAAACATAATTATGGCCTGCTTGTCTGACATGGTGAGCAATCTCATCAACATGTCTGTATTGTTCGCCAAGTAGTACAAGCGGTAAATACATGTACACTACCATTTGTGATAGGTTATGCTTTTCGAAAATGTCAACTAATTCATCAGGAGTTACATCGTACATGGAATGGACGGAAAAACAAACATCTGCTTGAAAGTTGCATTTTTGGGCACCTTTAAT